TCCAGCACGGCGTTGGAGACGCCATCCTCGACCGTCAGGACGATCACCCGGTCAAAGCCGTAGTGCTTGATCAGCACCTCGACATCCATCATGACCTTCAGGCTGCTGGCGCAGGCCGAGGCATCGGTGGTGACCATGTCCATGTGGCCGAAGGCTTGAGCCGTGCGGCCAGCGTAGACCTGCGTCAGGGTGAACGGCAGGAACTTGTAGGTGTACGCAAGTTTCGTAGAGTATTCGCGCTGCCCAATCCCGGCAAAATGTTGATTGCCGCCAGCAAGGATGAAGGCCGTCTTGCCGAAGGAGTTCTCCTTCAACTCAGCGGCCAACTGCTGGTCGATGACCTTCTCGGCCAACTTGTGCGGCACATAAACCAGTCCGGTTTCGGTTCGCTTGTAGGTCTCTGGAAACCAGTGAACCCGCTGCGGGTAGACGATGTCTTCGAACAGGTCGGTGTGCGAGGTGGCCGCTGTGCGGTAATGCGTGAGGTAGATCATTTGATCGCCTCCCGGGCCTCTTCCACCGACGCTGGCTCACGGGTTTTACGCCGTTCCAGATAGTCGAAGACCTCCTGAACGGAGGTCGGGTGCCAGTCCTTGGTTTCGTCGTCCTCTGGGATGCCATACAACTCACAGAGGTACATCGTCATGATCAAGCCATCAAGGCTGTCAATGTTGATGTCGGCCAGTTTGTCTTCCATGCTCTTGGCTGGATTTTTTCCGGCGTGTACTGGCCGCGCCACATCGGAAACCATGTTGAAAAGTTCTATGAAGTTCATTGCCGCTCACTCTACTTTTTGGTTGACGGCATTGACCAGAGCCGAGGCCCAGTCCTGCCATTTCTGATAGTAGTCGGGCGATGGAATCGCCTCGTTCATGAATACATCGATGGCGTTTATGCCGGACGCCCATGCCCTCCATTGCTCTTCTGGAACATTGATTGCGAGTTGCTGGCCCGCATACGCCTCGCACATGAGGCTCGACCAAGAGTCCCATGTGTGATACCGAGGATCGTATACGAGGGCCAGCGCCATTAGTAGCCCCTTACATCGCCGACATTGGCGTTGAGCAACACGCGACCCATTTGGTAGTCGCCGCCTTCGGTGTTGCTGGTGAAGCGCAGGCGCAGTTCTCTGCGCTGCTCTCTCATGTCAATCTTGCCTGTGTCTGGGTTGAAGTAGTAAGGCTCAGAGACCTTGTCTTCTTTTTGGGCGTAGGGTCGACCAATCACTTGCATAGACATCTCACCCGACTGAACAAAATCAGGCTCTACGCGCTCAAGGTGCAACCAGTAGTTGTCGCCAACAGCCACAGTCTGAGACGGGCCACCGCCAACCCAACCAAGATCGGATGTCTCAAAATACGACTCAATCGCGACGACTTGTTGGCCGATGATTTCATCGGTGCCAATCTCATGCTGCCAAAGAATGATCTTCCCGGCCTGAGTTGTGAATGTTGCGCTAACGCCAGATGCTGTGGCCGTCGCATTTACATTAAGACCAGTTGCTGGGTCAAACAACGCCACATCAAACAAACCCGGCGTAGCGTTGGGCGCTATCGTTTTCACCACCGCACCAGTCGGTACGCCAGCAGCAACAACCACTTGCCCAACCCCAATCAAATTGGTCACTGGCACCACAATTACATTTGACCCGCTGGTGGTGTTGATGGTTGTGGAGAACAGGTTTTTGGCTTCGCTGACAGTTGTGCCTGCGTTGATTGGGTACTTGAACACCTGCGAGAAGTAACCTGCGGTGCGCTTTGCTCCGTCACCAAAGCCAGCGTCGTACCAACAGTTCTCACGGATGTTGTAGATTACGCAGTTGTTGCACTCCTCAGAATCACCGGAGGGGTAGAACCACCAAATCTCGCCAAAGCGAGGAACCTTCGTCGCCCACACCTTTTGACGCTGCGCGTAATTCAGGTTGTCAAAGAAAAAGTTCTGGTTGAAGGCATTCGGAATTTCTTTGACCGTACCGTTGTAGAGCAGGAAGCGGTCGACGCCAATCCAGTAGAAGATGCCGTCGTACTCGATCACGCACTGACTTGACAGGATCGAAGTCTGCGAAGAGATGATGTCATAGCGCCAGTAAAAGGTCTGAGGTGTGCCGCTAACCGTGATGGTGGTCGGCGCATAGGACACGCGGATCAGTGAGTCCAAAGCCCAGAAGAGGCCGGAGGGCGAGTTCGAGCCGCCTCGCACAGGCAAGCCCTTGACGATCTTGGTCGAGGCCACATTGGTCTCATTGGCGTCTGCACCATTCCAGTCGTAGGGGTCACCAGCCACAGAGTTCTTAATCAGGCCGTTGTCGCCGTACACGAAGACATACGGGTGAAGAACCACCACGCCACCAGACACTTCAATCGTGTCTCCGGTCGGAGTGGCCCCGCTTACATCCTTCAAAGGAGCAAGCACCAGTCCGTTAAGAGGGCCACCCAAGACAGCCGTGTTGACGGTCGAGTCAATTTGGGAAAGGTTGTGCCCGGGATGAGCCAGCAAGAAGTTGGCACCAGCGCCTTGAGCGTCGTACAGTGAATCAAACTGCCACAGGTGGTTGGGGCTTGGCGTGAACAAATCATCGACCGTTGCCACAGTAATAGACCAACCAGAACCCGTGCCGCCGATTGATGCTGCGGGGCAAGTCAGCACATCTCCAACGCAATAGTAGTTGCCGTCGGTTGTGATCGTGACAGAGGTTACCGATCCGACGGACACCACAATCGTGGCCTTTGCGCCAGAGCCAGAACCACCCGTCAGGTTCACATTGGTGTAGGTGCCGTTGGTGTACAGCGTGCCGCCAACCAGTCCGGAAGTGGTCAAGATGTCTCCGCCAAACCTCATCTCAGAAGTGCCGGAGCCAATACCGTTGTTGTCGATGTCAGTGACTTCAATGCCGCTTTCGTAGCCGTTGAAAATCTTGTTGATGCCATCCTCGGAGTTCACATAGATGCCGCGAGACAGTCCATCAGAATTTATAGTGATGGCCCTATATCCACCGATCTTGCGCGGACGCCCGCGCTGGAACCTTACCCACTTACCGTCGGTGTAAAAGTTCTTGTCGAAGTATGTCCCGTCCCGCTGAATGCCGGGTTGAGTATCGATGGAGAAGACCTTCTTTGTCATCAGAATGTTCCGCCAGAAATTCCGCTGGTGAAGGTTCCCGTGCCGGGAATGGTCAGGCCAGTCGCAGCAAGCGTGAACATATTGGCACCAAGAATGGCAATGTTGAACTGACCACCAGCGGCGCGATAGATGCCTGTGGTTATCTCAGTAGCAAAGTTCAAAGCGGGAGAGCCAACAGAGCCATCAACCAAAGAAATCGCAGAAGCGCCCGCCAAGATGGTGTTTGCGTTCACCACATTGACCGAGTCGCAGATCAGCGTTGCTTGGTTGTTGGATGTGATCGTTGCGGTTGACGCGCCTACAGCACCAGTGCTGATGGTGATCGTGTATGCGCCACCTACAGTTGCGTTCTGGATGTAGTAAACCTGAACCGTGGGAGGGACAATGATCGTGACATTGCCGCTGAGAGTTCCGGTGTACTTCTGAATCACATTGGACGCTTCAGCGGCGGTCAGTGTGTAGGTTCCAGAGGTGACGGCTTTGGTCAACTGCGTGAAGTTGAACTGCGTTGACTTGCCAAGACCTACTGTGTAAAACGCAGTGCCGGAACAAACGATGATTGCAGAGTCTTCCGGTTGAAGAATAATGCTGGCCGATCCGTTGATCAGGTCTCCGCCAGAGCCAGCAACACTCAACGCACCAGTTCCGCTGTTACGCAGGAACATGAACCAGTTGTTACCAAGGGTTGATACAGACCCAAGGGTAAGCGTGCCAGCGCCCCCAGTCCAGACATAAGTCTGCGCCCGATATGTCGCGTCAGTGGTTGCGTTGCTGCTGAAGGTGACAACAGGGTGGCTCTGATTCAGTGTTGTCGTGACGGCCAACAGGCCGTAGCCAGCAAGAGTGGCGGCATCAGCAGACGAAGAGCCTGTGCCAAAGGCAATATTGCCCCATGTCCCTTGATTGTTTGGATTGGCCGTGATGTAGATGTATTTGGTCTCACCCGGCGCAATCGTGATGATGGTGTTCGTGCCAGCAAAATCCTTGACCGTGAACGACTGTGCGCCCACATTTCGAATCAAAGCGTCTTGACCGACCGAAGTCTGATCCGCCGGAGGCATCCAAAGCGCAAGGCCAGCACTTGATGCGCTGACCTGCATGATTCGGGCCGCGTAGTCGTCGGTTGCGTTTCCGTTAATCGGCCACTGCAACTGCGTGTTTGCGGTCAGTGTGATTGAGCGATAGGAGACATCCGTTGGCTGGATGACATTTCCGGTGAATGGGCTGTTGTAACTCATGGTCAGGTATCCAATACGGCGGCTTGACGGTCACCAATGCGCTGGATGTCTTCCTGCTTCAGGGTCTGCATGATCGCGTCATACTGAGCCTGCCACATCGGGATGCGCTCGTCGTTCTTCAGGAACGGCATAGCCTGCAACAGCGTGCCGTAAAGCAGCGCCTGCGGGGCGTAGATGGTGAACCAGTTGGTCTGGTTGGAGGAATCGAGAGGTTGGATGCGCTCGTAGTACAACACCTCGAAGGCGTAGTCATCCGCCGGGGTTGGGGCTACAAGCCAGTGCGTGTAGTCGTAGTCAGCGTAGTACGCAGGGACATCCGTCTCGGTTGGATTGGGCCAATACTCGCGCAGATACTCGTACTTGCGAAGCAGCACAGGCCGCTTTTCCCCTGCCACGGTCACATTCATACTGACAGTCTTGTGCCAGCGGGCAGGCTTGTCGATGATCGGCTGGTTGGCCGTCATCGTGGATTGCATGGGCGTCAGGTTGCCCAAAAACTTGATCTGGCTGGCGATGACTTGCTCGGCCAGCATGATGAAGGTGGGAATCTTGGCGAGTGTGGACTCGTCAGTGCGCTCTAGGTACGACGAAATATCGTCCACCAGAGAGTCATAGGTCATTACCGCAGCAGTAGCCATCACCACACCTTCTTCTTAATAGATTCGGGCTGCGGGACGAATTGCTTGCCTTGTTTTGTGCCCTCTCGTTTGGCACGGGTCGTTGCGCCGTACTCTGCGGGAGTTAATTTCTCACGGGCGTTTTTCGGCAGATACCGTTCCCCAGTAGCCTCTTTACCCTGAGTGGACGGCTTACCGGATCGGGTTCCCCAATCTTCTTGCGTCCACTTACTTAATGAATTATCCGCCTTTTTTGGCCCTTTGTAACCACCCCCAGAAGACTTGTACTTCTGAGTGGCAAGTTGGGCCTTTCTTGCGCTCCATTCGCCGGGGCTTCCACCCTTGCCTGAAGCCTTTACCGAGGCAACTATTCGCTTCCATTTGGATGGATTGGTCTTTTCTGCCGTGCTCATTACGCCCCCATAACCAAAATCTCCGCCTGACGGCGTTTCACGAGACCGGGCAAAACCTTGCCGCCGCCTCGTGTCCAAAGCATCAACTGCTCCTTTGCGCCCTCCCAGTCCTGCGCGTTCAGTTTGCGCTTGAGGGTACTGGTCTGAAGTCTCCCGACTCCAAGGTTGTACGCAAAATCCACAATGGCGTTGAACTTGCCCCAGTCATTTGAGGACAGCGCAAGCGTCAAAAGGATCGGACACTGCCGAACCACGCCCGGAGCGTAGGTGTGCAGCAGTTCCATTTTCAGCCACTGTTCCGCCGTCTCTTTTGTGATCGGCGGGTCTTCCATGGTCACCTTGCGACCATCGGGCCTGAAGACGGTGCCATAGCCCTGCGTGGGAAACCCCGCCGGACAGATGTAAGGGTAAACCAGCCCATCTTTGCCGACACGAGCCAGACCCTCAAAACGGCGGCACAGTTCCTCGGCGATGCTCAGGTTCATAGGCCACGCTTTGCAAGCGTCCGGTCAAGGAACCAATAGTTGATCGTTCCGGCCAACAACGCAGCAAAGTCTGGCGACATGATCTGCTTGAAAGTCTCTACAGCAGATACACCAGAAGACCAAGCGTTCCACATAAAAACAGCATGGGCCATCGACCAAAGCAGCAAAATCCAATAGGTCACCACAGGCCGCACAGAGGCGCTTAGGCTTGCCGCCCAACCGCCCGCAGCCTTGACCATCTCGGCCTGCTGGTTGATCGCGGCTTGGAAGGCATCCATGACCCCCACATCAATGGCCGCTTCGCGCTGTGCGCCAATCTCAGCCAGTTTCTGGGCACCGCGCTGGGCCTCCAGTTCGCACTGGCGGTCGAACATAGCCAGTTCGTGGGCACGCTCGTTCTTTTTGTCGAGCCACTTCAAAACTTCAGGCGCAAGGCGGAAGATGCCGCCAAAGATGCCACCGAGGAGACCTCCGCCAAGTACATCAAACATCTCAGACCTCCTTCTTGGCGGTGATTACATCGTCACCCTTGCGAACCGTCACTCGGTCGCCCTCAACATCCACACGCATGGGCTGCTCTGGCCGATCCAAACGATCCAGACGCTCGATAAGGGACTTAATGACCTCGAACTCCGGCTTCTCTTGTTTGGGAGACGCGCCAGCAATTCCGTTGAGCATGGCAATCAAGGCGGTCAGGGCCGCAGACACCAAACCGATCACGGCGGCAATCTTCGACTCCTCAAGCACCAGACTGGCCCCAACACCGACCACCACGATGGCCGTGATGTACGCCAGACCATTCTTGCCAATCGCCTTACCCGCCACTTCTTTGGCAGTCGATTCAGCCTCAAGCCGACTGAGTTCGGCCTTGGCTTGCGCTTTGAAAACAGCGAGTTCTTGGCGATCCATCATCTACCCCCATGGAAAAAACTGGTGAAGTACCCAACCACAGAGGAGATCGCGGAGACGAGAACCATCCCAGCCCAAAAGCCGCCCTTGCCTTGATTCGCAAGTCCGACAAGTTGGTCAAGTTGGTGCTCCATCTTGTCCATCTTCCTGCTCATGTCATCAAAGCGGCGCTCGTAGTCCTGAACTTTTTGCCACAGGACTCCGTACTTAACGGGATCGATCTCGGGTGTCATGTCACTCTGTTTCCTTTTGCTCTGGGGCCACCGGAGGCTTTGCAGCCTCTTGCATGGCTTGAATCAAAGCATAAACCTCTTGGTATGGGCGCGTGCCCAAGTACCCGATGATTTGGTTGGCGACTTCAATAGGTAGTTGCAGATGCATTTTTGCCTCACTCAATTTTTGTCCAGACTCGATTATCGTCATTCCACTCATATTTCGCACCATCCGTCGGGTACGGAACCGGGGGAACCCAGACCATGGCCTCTTCGTCAAACACCCACCCCTCTTTATGAGGGACATTGAATTTTGTGTTTCTTAAAGCGGTTGCATACGCTTCATCAGATAAGGTTTCTGCGCCACTTGGTAAAGTGGCTCCGTCCGTGCAAATTCCGTAAAACCAAATATCTTTTGAATGCGGGCCTTTCATCAAGACAGAGGCTTGATTGGGGGCATCACAAAATTCTGCAACTAGACCCTCGATCTGCGGCAGCATCAAGGAAAATCTTTTGCCGTCTTCAATGCTAGAAAAGTCGTTTACAAGTTTGAATCTGATTTTCATAACTTACCTCGACCAAGTTAGAGTTGGAGTTGTATTTGTTGTCATAGTCTCTGTGCTCGGCGAAAACGAACTGTAACTAGAATTGCTGTAAGAGGAGATGCTTGCACTGACACTTGACAAAGTCCATTCACTAACATTTGTGCAAGTAATCGTAGACGACCCAATTACCCAAGTAGCGTTTGCAGCCCCCGTTGTTGGGATGTACATAGCAAATGGTCTGGAGTCCAATCTGCCAACCAAAAGCATATTTGCGCCAGCAGAATCAACCGACACTGAATATAGTGTGAAATTTGAGCCGCCAGTCATTGCAAATCTTTGCTGCAAAACAATCGCCCCGGATGAATTGATGATATTTAACAAAGAGGCATTGCTTGTTGTGGAACTAGAAATCACATACCATTTATTTGAGGCGTCCATGGTCGTGCCTCTAAACGACACGCTTGCTTGAGAAAGCAAATAGCACCATGTCACAGATGGGGTTGTGGTGGTCTTTACAATATATGTATTGCCGCCAGTCAACTGGTATGTCCAATAGATGTTTCCAGAACTGTCTTCAGCAATAGCACCGGAAGAACCCGCATATCCACTTGCACCAGTAATTGACAATTTATTCCAAGCAATGTCTTTGGACATCAAATTATCATTTACGGAGTTACCAAGTTGCCCTTGGCCCCACCAGACATTAGCGGTTGACAAATAGCAAGAATACGCACCTTCTGCTGTAACCCCGCCGTATCTAGTGTTCCCAGTATTGCTCAGACTGGTGTTAAAAGTGTGAATGTTTTGATATCCGTTTGTACTAAGCCACTGAGTGCCAAACTTCAATGTCGAACTGGTAAAACCAATGTTGTTCCATGCATAAAGGAACCCGGGCTTCGAGTAAACGGCGTTTGTAAATGTGCCGCTTGAGTTTGTTTTGAAGATACCCCCACCATCCAGACTCCAGCAATATCCAGCGTAAATGTTGTTCCATGCATAAAGGAACCCGGGCTTCGAGTAAACGGCGTTTGTAAATGTGCCGCTTGAGTTTGTTTTGAAGATACCCCCACCATCCAGACTCCAGCAATATCCAGCGTAAATGTTGTTTGAAGAGTCTGTAAATACAAATCTACCGTTTGCGTTTAATTGATATGGGTCAGCCATCGTTGCAACTGACGACGCATAAGTTCTCACCCAAGTCTGAGTTCCAGTTGTTGGGTTAAGTTTTTGAAGAATAATGGTTGATGTTGTCGAGTCCCAACCATAATTCACAATGTTGCCAGACGAATCAAAAGACGCGGCGTAAAAAATGCCGCTGTCGCCGGATGTAAACGCCCCGGCCCACCCAACGGGGACAAGGGGCCATACACCAAGTTTTTGATACCCAGCCTGCTGGCTCAGAGTCCAAACTCCGGGAGCCGAGGAGGTAGTTACAACTGGAGGTGTTCTGGTTACAAAACCGCCGGGGTACTGATTGCTCATGCTTTCACCCAAGTACCAGTTTCAATGTTAAAAGTCCAACCCTCTCCTTGGGGCGGTGTTGGGACAAAAACCCAAGACAAGTCGGATTCACGCCACAAATAATGATTTCCATCTTCAGGGGCTTGAACCGGAGGCTTGAACGAGCAAGTTGCCTCATCAAAAGTCCAAGATGCAAAACCGTTATTCTCGACCCATTGAGCCTTTACAAAATCTTGTTTTTCTTTTTTCTCTACATCAGTCATTTGGTCGCAATACCAAACATCGTGATATACGCCATCGGTGCGTCGCTCATACTGAACTCTTTGATTCTTTTCATACGGGCCAAGAATAGGGGCTTGAATGCGCTCAAAACGAGCGAACTCGGGAGGCAGATTGCTTGTGTCAACTTGAGGGAAAGCCTGACAAAAATTATCGCCAAAAATTGGATGTTCAAACGGTTGGCCGTTTTTAATTCTGATAAAAAGTTCCATTGCTTTTTCCTTTTACAAGTTGCCTGTGTTTGTTGACGGAAATGATCTGGTTGTTCCGCTAAACGAATAAATGATACGAACTGCACCATCTTGTCCGAACCCGCCAGTGTTTGCGCCATTTGTTTGGTTACCGCACCCACCACCACCGCCGCCACCATAAGCGCCTGATCCAGTCTGACCACCGCCCTTGCCACCGGAACCAGCCGACCCACCAGAGCCTTGAGGATTGCCGTAGCCGTAACCATAACCACCATCTGCTGACCCGTTTTGACCCGGGGCATAAAGCGCCCAAACGCCGCTGGAGCCTTGCCCAAGAATGCCTGTACCTCCGCCGCCGCCAGAACCAGTCAAACCAAAGCCGCCGTAAGCGCCTGAACCGCCACCACCGTTGCCGTTTGTTGGGTCTATATAGCCGCTGCTATAAGAACCCCCAGTACCGCCGCTTCCGGAATAGCCTCCCGCACCGCCGCCACTGGCACTCCAAGCATTACTGCTGCCGGAATTAACGGCTGCACCCCCAGCCCCGCCATTACCACCACCGTCGCCAGCATAACCGCCTCCGGTTCCGGAGCCGCTACCAACAAGTCCGCGACCACCGCCGCCGCCAAGAACAGTTCCGGTGCTTATAAAGTAGGAATTCCCCCCCGCCGTACCAGATTGAGAGGCTCCAGATGCACCACCTGTTCCGCCAGCACCAACCACAACGGTATAAGAATTCCCGGCTATAACAGAAATTCCGTTTTTGTAACCGAGACCGCCGCCACCGCCAGCATAGCCACCAGTTCCGCTACTTGTCCCGCCGGATGCGGCACCGCCGCCACCACCTATACAAACAACAGAGACTGTTGCGGGACTAAGTCCAGAAGGAGCAATCCAAGAATAGGTTCCGGGCGTTGTGTAAGCAACTTGAGCGGGAGGGCTTGGTGTAACGCTTCCACTGGAAGAACTTTCAGGGCCATACCCAATAGAATTTTGAGCGGCCACAGTAAATGTATAAGCCGTGCCGTTTGTAAGTCCCGTAATAGTAATTGGAGAAGAAACGCCTGTGGCCGTAATACCACCCGGCGATGATGTAACCCTATAACCAGTAATTCCATTTGGAGGGTAACCGGTATTGGTTGGGGCAGTAAAAGAAACCGTTGCTTGAGTATCTCCTGCCGTTGCAGAAACACTGGTTGGAGCGCCCGGAGGCGCAGGCCATATAGACCCCCCAAGTGCTTGCAGTTGCTGTCTTGCTGTCCAAAGACCTGACAAATTAGGCATCAAAGGTCTCCTGTATTTGTAGATGGGAAGGCGCGGGTTGTGCCCGTGAAAGAATAAATGATTCGAACAGCGCCAGAGCCGCCAGTATTTAAGCCGCCTCTTTCGTTGCCGTTACCGCCGCCGCCGCCGCCATAAGCGCCGCCGATGCCGCTATTAGCGGAATCATTAGAACTGCCGTTAGCGCCATTAGTGCCGCCAGAGCCACCACCGCCGCCCGCTGTAAATTGACCATTTGTGCCTGCGGCACCGTTTGAACCCTGTCCCAAAATACCAACGCCGCCACCACCAGCAACTTGGTTGTTGCCAGCGGGAGTCCAAATTCTGCCTCCACCGCCACCACCCCCAGAGCCTGCCTGAGCATTTTCTTCACCGCCGCCAAAACCGCCGCCAAAACCGCCGTTGCCTGAATAACCGCCTGCACCGCCACCACCACCGGCGTTGCCAGAGCCGCCGGTATTGGTGCCGCCAGCGCCACCAGAGCCACCGCCGTCGAATGTTCCAGACCTAGTTCCTCCGGGGCCACCTTGCCCAGTTGGAGAACCAGCAGGACTGCCTCCTTGCCCTCCAGTTCCACCCCCAGCAACACAATCAAAGGCGCTAGATGATCCCCCGCTGCCCCCGTTTTGATTGGTGTTTCCAGAGGTTGTACCGCCAGCGCCAACTTGTATCGTGTAACTAGCGCCCGCCGCCACATTAATGTTGTTCCGATAGGCCAGAGCGCCACCGCCGCCACCCCCGCCATCACGAGAAGCTGAATCGCCTATACCACCAGCCCCTCCAGCACCAACGCACACGACAGAAACTGTTGCCGGATTCAGTCCTGAAGGAGCGACAAAAGTGTAAGTTCCGGGTGTCGTGTATGCAACTTGAAGAGGAGCAACTGGTGTTGCACTATTACTTGCGGCACTTAGCGGGCCAGCACCAAAAGCGTTTCTGGCGGCGACTCTTGCCGTGTAAGTATTGCCGTTTGTAAGGCCAGTTACAACGATTGGAGAAGATGCGCCAGTATTGGTAAATTCAGCACCGCTTGAGGAATCTTTGACAACAACAATATACGAAGAAATGGCCCCGCCGCCCACATCAGATGGGGCGGTAAAAGTCACAGAAACCTGTGAGGTTCCTGCTGTTGCAGTTCCAATCGTTGGCGCGTTTGGCACCTGCAACGGAAAATACGAAGCCGTCAAAATTGCGGCCTGATAGCGCATCGACATGATGACCCCCTATCAGGTAATGGCTTCAAATGTCGCAACAAAGGTCAGTGCGTTTCCGGTTCCCGAAATAACGCCAACAGACTGGTTCTCCGTCACATAAAACGAAGTGGTCTTGTCAGTCACAATCAAAGAAGCATTTGCCGGGACAGTAATTTGATAGGCCAAGTACCTCGGCGTGCCGCTTCCATATGTCGGGTTATCGGCAATTGCCACAGTGGCAGCAACAGCAGAAGCGGTTGTATTTGCCACAACAATGCTGGTCACGCGATTGACGGTGTTCACCGCAGGCGTGAGACCAGTCAACGCGGTTGTGCCGTTGAATGTCCACGAGGTTGTTGCAGTTGTTCCAGACGGAGTCACATAGGCAGTATTGCCAAAGATACTCGTCACATTAACAATGTTTGGGTTTGCCATGTTTGCTCCTTAGAATCCAAAAATCATCGCCATTGCGATAGACTTGCCAGTTGTAATGCCTGCGGTGACAGTCGCCCACGAGGTGTTCGTGCCATCAGTTGTCAGGTATTTTCCAGAATTGCTGGTTTGACTCGGCGCAAGTGCGTTAAATGCGGCATTTGCTGTAGTCTGCCCAGTGCCACCGTTCGCGATGGCAAGAGTGCCCGCCAGCGTGATCGTTCCAGAAGTTGTGATCGGGCTACCAGAAACCGTCAGGCCAGTAGTGCCGCCAGACAGCGCAACCGAGGTGACTGTGCCGCCAGTTCCTGTGGCAGACAGCGTGCCCCCGGCAAAACTTATTCCGGTGCCGATGGTCACATTGCTGAATCCGCCAGAGCCGTTGCCGTACAGGATCGATGTCCCGCTGGTGGCTGGTGCGTAGTCGGTGCCAGAGACCGCCGCAGAGATGGCTGTACCGTTGCCCTTCAACAAGCCCGTAACGCTCGTCGTGAGCGTGATTGCGGGGGTTGTAGAAGCGTTTGCTACCGTACCCGCAAAGCCGTTGGCCGTAGCCACGGAAACAGTGGTCACACTGCCTTCCGCGCCACTCGAAGCAGCAAGTAGTTTTACCGTGCCAGACGAGTTTTTGAAATACAGTTTCTCGTCGAGAAGGTTGATTGCCAATTCGCCATCAGACAAATTGCCCGCAGTCGGCTGCGCTGACGCAGTCGAGGTGCGG